TCAAGAGCCGCCGCCGTTGCTAACGCGCTCACATCCGCCTTGTAATCGTTGATGGTCTCGGACGGCACGACCTTCTGATTTTTCGCACCGAATGAACCAACCGAAGTGTGGTCTGCAATCGCCTCGTCCCAGACCGCGTCTGCCACGCTTGCGGCTGTTGGTGCTGCGGCAATCGTGTCGGTCTTTGCTTTGATGGCGTCAATCAGCAAGTCGGTTCTGCCACCGTCGGCAAGTTCAGCCTGCAACTCGTTGGTGTCAGCCAGAATGTCAGCTATTTCCGTATCAAGGAAGTTGTCGATGGTGTCAATCTTGCCGTCAAGTGCTGTAATGGATGCGGCGGTAGCAACCGTGCTCAACTCACCGCTCGCTATTTTGACCCCGTCCGTGCCAGTGTCGGTCAGGATAGCCGCCGTGTCCGACTTGACAGCCGGTAGGTCAGTGTCGTGAATGTCGGTCAGCATCGTTTCCAAGCCATCAACGAGGTCATCCAAAGTCGTGCCCGTATCTTCCAAGATGGCGGCTGATGTTGTCTGTGTGGCAATATCATTCGGGTCGTTGGTCAGCAATTGCACTTCCAATAAGACAGGTGCCATGTTAGCCGCCCCCTTCAGCATCACGATTGCGCTTGGCACGCCCGTTGCGCATACCGCGTCTGGCAGGTCGAGCCTGTAAACGCCCGGCATGTTCGTGGCGTCCACCTCAACGAACCCACCGTCCGAGTGTGCCCCCGTGACGGTCTGCGTTGCCAACGTGATTGCCGCCGCGCTTCCGAGTGGGCGGACATAGTAGGCGGTCAGTGAGGCTGTGTTGTATGCCAAACCTGCCAGCCCAACGCCCGTAGTCTTGGAACTATCTTGCGCGAACAGGTAGACCGTTACGTCCGTTGCCGCTTTTTTGAGTGTGAGTTTAGCCATGAAAGCCTCCAGAAAGTGATTGCATTTGTGCGTTCATATTGACGCGGAGTAAAGTGCCGGATGCGGCTTCGGTGTAGAGGACGGTCAAGACGGGTCGGTAGGCTTCGGTAGTGTAGTTTGGAGGGCAGTGGCGCATCAGGTAGTTTGCTTCAATGGCTGTATTTGTTCTGTCGTTTTCTTGAATAAGACCATAATAAGTAATACCGGTCTTATTAATCCAATCTGTGTCAAGGTTGCCACTCGTTTCGGGCGTATTTACCGCTAAATTCTGCCTGTTACACCATGTCTCAATGTCAGAGGTTGTTAACGCATCCCAAACAGTTTCTCTGTTTGCTGCATTGGTAATATCTGCGTCAAATGCCGACCAGTCATATTTGACGAGATAATAGTCATAATCGGCACTGATATAAACATTTACCCCTGTACCAGTAAAATTGACCTGAGTAACCGTTGATGCAGCCCCAATTGAAGATGTGTCAAACTTGTGTAATATTCGGTAGCATGTGTAATTAGGGTTTGCATATAAAACGCCGAGGTATCCATAAGCGACACCAAGCCGCGCAGCAGTGGTGCTAGTAGCTCTTGCGGCAGAGAAATCAGTGCCCGCCGCACTATTTATCTTTACACTATCACTCGCCCCTGCAAAGTCAGGGTCAATCACCACCGGATACACCGCTCCCGTCACATCCGCTTGAAACTCCACATAACCGTTCACATACGAGCCGGTGCAAGGTAGTTGCGTTGGTTCGCCCATCTCATCGAAAGTGGAGTCCGTTGCGGTAGTCGGAGTAAGCTGCCCCAAGCGTTCCCCATCCGCCCCGAACAGCACGCCCTCAATCTCGGTGATGCCAACAAGATCAATCTTCTGTCTGAAGCGGGTTGGCGCGTTAGCGTTCAGCAGTATCCAGTCGGTTTTGATGCCATTCCAGCGCGAGTGAATAACCCGCGTCACGTTCCTGACGCTGGTAAGCGTGATGTCTTTGCCCTCTCTGCTGATGCCATTGACAAGCAGGTTGCCCCACCGCTTCGTGGCGGTCAGCCAGCATTGCGGTCTATTGAGAACAAGATACTCTGTTTCCACGTTCCGGCGCGGATACCAACGCCACGCCCCGATTGAGTCAAAGCGGACTTTATGGTTCATGCGAGACGCGCGGAATGAGAAGCCATCTGCCCCGTCTGATTCCCAGTCCTCGACAAGTTGTCGCCAAGAGCCAGCCTCGTCCTGATAGCTCACATCCGCGCCTGAGATTTCCTGCGTGAATGTGCCTTCCGGTTGCTCGTCATCGTGGTACTCGATGAACTTGCGCCCACGCCTTACTTCGTGCCTCATGCTTGCCTCCGATATGAAACTATGCGATAGACAAATCTCTTCGCGTCCTTGTACCTGCTCTTGAATGAGCCTTGCCAGCCGTCCCACGAGTCAATCATCACGTAGTCCTCATTCGCTAACTTGCCGATGAGCAGCACGTAGTGGTCGTTGATTACAGCGGACGAAGGCACGAAATCCACGTGTACAATTACCGGCTCGCCTCTGTCTAAGCAAGCGTCAATCTGCGACAATGGCGCTGGAACATCCATGCAGTCAACCCACGTTGCAATCGGGAACGGTATCTTGCCCCAATAGAGCAAGTTCTCGTTAGCGTAGCCGCCGTTCTGCGTGAGCCAAGTGTTGAGCCGCGCGGGGTCGGTGTCGATGCCATAAAACTTCTGCACCATCGCCACGCACGTAATCAGGCAGCCGTTCCAGCCGATGGTGGTTGAGCTCGTGCCAAGCCGGTTGTTCTTCCAGCGTGGGTCGTTCTGGCTATAAGGCTCGACTGCCAAAGTACCGCTCGGTGGTGGTGCTGGCGGCAAGTTGGTAACACGCTTGATATACTTCTGGCTCACCCAAGCATTGACACGCACCCAATCGCCAGCCTCTTCGTAGACGGTCACCTTGTTGCCGATGTTCAGCTTGCCGATGATAGTACCACCTGCTGATGCCCTGACATTCAACACGCCAGCCGTGACAGAAGCCTCGTAAGGCAAGCCGACTGGTTCAGGTTCGGGTTCAGGCGGAGTAACAACCGCGCCAACCCAAGCGTCAAACTCGGCTTGTGTTCCGTAGAACTGGCTCAAATCAACGCCCCGTGCATAGCCAGCGATGCGCCCTGTTTCCGTGCCGTGATTCTGCCAGAGCCAATAGCCATTCGCACCTTGCGGCAACCAGGGAGTTGTCGCGCCGTAATGCGCAACCCACAATTTGTATTCGTTGTAGTAAGGCGTGCTACCCATAATGCGTTGCCATTGCACCTTGCTGGTATAGATGCCAGTCACATACGCGTCCATTCGCCCAAGATATTCGTCAACGGTCTTCTTCGTCAAAGGTTCGGCGTTATTCTCAAGCTCCACGTCCGCCCAGAAACCGAGCTGCAATGTCTTGCCGTTGATAGCGTTCATCGCAACCCCAACCTGCTCGCTGATAGGCTGGTACTCGGTGATGAACTGGTACGCCCCCACCGGCACGCCCCTGCGCGTGAACTCGCGGTAATGGTTCTCGAACTCGATGTCCGCGCCGTCCCAACGATTAGGAACGCCAGAGCCGTAAGCTGCACGGATGATTACGCCTGAGATGGCCGCGCTCATCGCATCGTAGTCAATCGCGGATGAGGGTTGGTAATAACTTATGTCAAGTATTGGTTTCATTTCACGTACTCCGTATCGCTGCCCGCGCTGTCGATTTCAAAGTGAACATCGAAACTAAGAATGCCGACAAAGTCCTGAACGTCATTATCCACTTCCGCTCCGCCAGTAAATAATGTTGAAGTGTTAGCCACGTCCCTGAATATCTTGAATAAAACTATGTCGGATAATCCAGCACCTTCGGGCGGCGTAATTGAACCAAATTTTGTGATTTGATTCAGATTGCCAGTTGACCAAGTAAATGCGTTGGCGGTATGTTTCTGATAAGTGAATGTTTGATTTTCTTGTGCGCCATTGATATTCCACGCATAACTAATAAGCAGGTTTGGCATCGCGGCAGCTGTTTGTATCCAATGCACATGCGGATAAATAACAGTGCCCGTTTTCCAACGGTGGCTCATCTGAACTGCCATCGTGGTATAGTCGCTCAAACTGCATGACTTGTTGTAAACAACTTGAACATATAACGGACTAACTACAATGTGCGAACTCGGTGACTCCATCTTCTGCCCGACTAACCCATATTGCAGGTCGTCAAAGTACGTGTCCGCATACATGCCGGCTTTGTGCGCACCGTGAGCCTTCAGCCGCTCGACCTCGCGCTCCAGCTGCTTCAGCCGGTTCAGCATCGTTTCGTCAAAGTTACTCATAGCTCACCTTCCAGCTTGATGTCAAGTTGCTCCCCGCCGTCTTGGTCGACCTTAACCCGAACGCTCTTCACGTGGCAATCAACGTAAAAGCCGAACGCCTCAACTGACAGAACGTCGCCAAACCAATAATGGATGCCATATTGCATGCCCGGCGTGTCGTGCAGCGTGCCGGTTAATAATTGGCGTGGTTTGAACTCCTCCAGCGCTGCATCGCCGTCCGCGTTCAGGCTTGCGGTTGTGCTGTCATCCCTTGAGTCCTTCATGTATTCGCGTCTGTTCCACTTGCTTGCTCCAACCCGTGCGGTGTTTGTCCTCGTGACCAGCGTCCTTGCGGCATCCTCGCCCTGCCCGCCAACCAGAATGGTGTTGCGCTCGTCCGCGTGGTACGTGCCGAATGTGGCTTGGCTCAGATTGCCGTATTGCTTGCCTACCAAGCGCGGATCGCCGGACGAACGCCCGTGATTCTGCCCGCGTTGCCCGGTGTAAGTCCGGAACTCGAATGTGCCCGGCGCGGTCCTCACCACGTCGAAGCTCAGCTTTACGCCACCCGTTTCCGCCAGTTCTGCCAATTCCTGAATGACCGTCAAAACGTTCCGGTAAGCAAATTCGAACGTAACCGAAGCCCCACCTGCGCCCAAGTTAGGCGCACAAGTCAACTTCGTCCTTGTCGTGCCAGCCGTTGCGCCTAACTGTTCCTCAACAATGGCTTTCATCATGTCGTCAGGAATGGCAGTCTTCGAAGCGCCAGCCGATGCCGCGTAAGCCCAAACAATCGCCGTGTCCAGTAACCAGTTCGCATCGAACGCGGTAAGTTGGATATATTCAGCCCCGTCACCGTCCGCCCAAAACTCCCAGTTCTGCAGGAAGTACGCGGTCTCGTTTTGCAATTCAAGCGTGCCGTTCTTTTCGCGCCACACCTCGAAGATGTCGCCAACCGCGAACTGGTCGTATTGCATCAAACCGCGCGGCAGGTTGATTACCAGTGAGCCGATTTGATTCTGCGTCTTGATGTATTCGAGCGAATTGAACGCCTGAATAACGCCTTTGCGAACGCCTTCGTGGGTGTACCAAACAGCCTCGTATCTCATAACAGCGCCCCGTCCAGCCCCCAAAATTGCGGATTCCATTGAATAAACGCGCCTGACCCTAAATCAGGATCACTGTCAGGATAGAACAGTGAGATGAGGTTATTGCCCGGCTTCAAGTAGAAGTCGCCATAATCCGAGCCCGGAACGATATAGCGCATGAGGTTGCCGCGCCCCGACCAACCGCCCTGAAACTTCAAGTTGAGCGGGTCGAAGAATAGGTTTATCCACTCGCCAGCGTTCAAAGTCAAGCCGTCAAACGCGATTGTCTTGCCGGTGCTGTAGTTAGTGATCGCCTTGAGCGTGCCCGGCCCGTGCACCTGAATGACCGGGTACGTGTTCGCTGACGCGCTTGCCACGTTCAGGTTGAGCGCCACCACGCCGGTGAAGGCGTTGACGTCCGGCGTTTCGTATACGGTTGAGAAATCGCCACCAACATAGAGCGAGCCGTCGGAGGCGGGTAGAAACGATAATACCATCAGATCACCCGGTAAGTTGATGTCTAAGGGTTGCCAAGCGCCGTTTGACCAAACAGCCATGCGGTCTGTAAGTGTCAAACCACCAGCAGCAGTAAACACACCGCCTGCATATACTTTTCCGGATTTATATACTATTGCAGTAGGTACATCATTTAATCCCGTACCTAACGATTCCCATGACGCGCCGTTCCAACAAGCGATGTAGTCAGCATTAGCAACACCCCCTGCATTAGTAAAATAGCCCCCGACAAATAGTTTGCCAAAGTCGTCAAAAGCAATACAAGTAACCGTATTACCTAATTCAACCGTACCAACTCGGACAAATGCTGTGCCGTTCCAATAACACAAATAATCACCATAAGTACCATCGGCGTTACCAAAGTTTCCACCAATATACAGATTTCCATTCTGTGCGAATGCCAATGCTGAGACATCACTGCTTAATCCGGTAGCAAGTGCGCTCCACGTCGTTCCATTCCATTTGGCAACCTTTATTGTGTTAGCAACACCACCGGCGCTTGTAAAACTACCCGCTGCATAGATATCACCATTTGACGCAACAGCAATATCATAAACATTGTTATTCGTGCCAGTCCCGAGTGTATTTTCTGTCGGTGTACCATACAAATCTGTAATTTTACATATTCTATTTATTGCGGTTGAACCAACATTTGTGAATGCACCTCCGACATACAAATCCCCTTTCGCATCGAAAGTCATGCACAAAACATCATAATTAATCCCTGCTATAACTTTTTCCCACGCCCCACTCACCGGATTCCAACGCACTAAGTAATCCGCTTCTGGTATACCGCCGGCGTTTACAAACGAGCCCCCCACGTAAATCTTACCGTCCGGGCCTTCCGCCATGCAATCAACTCTTTCATTTAGCCCGTTGCCGTCATCTGCGCCGTTGAGTAAGCTCTCATAAGCCGCCCCATTCCACTTGCACCAATTACCCTGTGGGTCGCGCTTGACGATGTGCTCCGCCGGAAAGTTGGCGTACAGGTCGAGCTCCTTGCCCTCGTTGTACGCGCCCTGAAGCAAGCCGGAGGGGATGGTGAACGACAGAATGTCCTTCTGGAACACCGGCATACTCGGCGTGTCTTGGTGGCTCGGTTGAGGAACGCAAACGATGTCGACCGGTTGCGTGGCTTCGTCACCGTTAGCCGCGAAGCCTTGATACCTGATTACACGCCGCTCTTCAGCCGCGCCAAACAAGTAATCAGGACGAAGCGCGTCGATAATGACCTTGCGATTGGCTTGCAGGTCGCCTTGATTGTCGCCTGAATAAGCAAGTACCATGCTGAAATTGCGTGACTTGCGGATGTGCGTCTGGTACATATCGCCGCCCGAAGTCATCTTGGTCATGACTTGATTCCATTGCCCGTTGCCAAGCCCTTGCACGCTGATAATCTTGGCGTAGGTCGAAATGTCAATCAGCTCACCGCCCAGCCCGTTGAAAGCCGAGCGCTCGGAGCTTGAATTGCGCGCCGCGCCAGTCCAGCGACAGCCGGATAAATAGCCTTCGATAAATGTGGTCGCCTTGCTCGCTTGCTCGAATTGCGCGCCGTCAACGTAATAGACAGCGGTAGAAGCTACGGCTAACCGCTCAACAGTCACAACGTAATTCGACACGGATTCGGCTGCCGTGTGTGTTACTTCCACCCTTTGCCAATAGCCAGTTGCGGTAAAAACGGTCTGTGCTTTAACCTCAAAGCCTGAATTTCTAATAGTAATAATCATTGATTGTCCAGCCACACCTTTTACGTCGCAACTGAACGTAAAATCCAAATCGTCAACAACAGTCAAACCTTGATAGACCGCCGCACTTGGCACGTTGTTCGCCGTATTGACCTTGAGCGAATAAGCGCCGCGCCTTGCATCGTCAGGATGCGAGGCAATCGTCACGCCAGCGCCGGATGCCGTCCAGCCGGTCACGTATTCGGGACCGGAAAATTGCGGGTTCTTGATTTGATTCGTGCCGGCTGCCGGCTTGACGATCCAGAATTTCCAGTTTTCTAATTTCGGTGCTGTCATGCCCAAGCCTCCATCAATTCAAACGCCGTCCTCACGTCAGCCGCGTTAGCGGTGGTCGGCATGTTCAAAGTGTAATAATTCGTAATCGAATCCCCCATTGCGCCAACCTGGTTGTTCGCAACGATCCTCCCAGTCGTGTCAGGCACAAACAACTCCGGCCCGCGTTCACCGACCAGATAAGGCGTATTGCCGAACGCCACGCCGCCGGTCGCCAGTCCGGTTGTTCCGCCGCCGCTCCAGCTCCAAGTGTCTGTCGGCGCGTTTGGCAGACTGCCGGTGGTTGTAATCACAATGTCAATGTTGTATTGCTTTTCGAGGTCGTTTAGCTTGCCTTGCAGCTCGTCAACCAATCCCTGAGCGTCAATAACTGACTGTTGCATTGGTAGAAACACACCATCAAACGCCGATAGTGCTGCAGCAGCTCCTTCAGGATTTTCAATTAGCGTCTTGAGTAGGTCTGGAATTGCCAGTTCCATTTTGTATTCGACAGCGTATGAAGTGCCGGCATACTTGTCGAGTATTTCCAACCGGCTGATTAAATCTTCGCCCTCTAATCCAGCGTCCTTCAACCCTTGCACGAGGTCGCTTGCAACGCCCTGGCGGAACGTTGAAATCGACACGTTCAAATCAAGCTGCGCGTCAATCAAGCCTTCTTCGAGCACCTTTTTCTGGTCTTCGTAGGCTTGAGTGATCGCTTCGATCTTTGCCTTAGCTAACACGGACTCAACCCCAACATCGGTTGTGGATGATGCCAGATTGTCGGCTGCAACCGCCGACCCGTTCATTGCCGCAGCATAAGCGTCGTGACTTGCTTTTACATCGTACAACTGTTCAGAACTGGTCAATGCCATCTCGTTGAGCATTGCCATCGAGTCCGCAGTTGTCATGTTGCGGTTGTAGATTTTCTTCATTGAATTGTCGTATTCAGTAGAAGAAATCTTGCCGAGCTTGACCAATTCGGTTAGATTGTCGCCAACCATTTTGCGCATACCGGTAATGTCGCCGGAAGCGGTCATTTGTTTCAATGTGCTGGTTAGTCCAGGCAACACCGCTTTACCAAATTCATTTTTGAATCCAGTCCAAGCATCCCCCGCATTGTCTAATCCGTCTTTTAGTTCTTTTGCATCCTGCGCCGCCGCTTCGGTTACAACCAGGCTATCATCAATAGCTGCCGTGCCTTCACGAATAGCGTCACCGCCAGCGAGTAAGAACGGCATCATGTCCGCGTAGCTTTTACCGAATATCTTCGATGCAATTGACGCACGTTGAGCAGGATCTTCAATTGCCAGCAACTCATCAGACAATAGCGCAATGTTCTCAATGGTTGGCAAGAATCCGTTCTTGAGCGCCAATTCCATTGAACGTTGCATCGTCTCAACTGGAACGCGGAAGTCATCTGCGGCCTGCGCCAGCCGACTCATTTCTTCAGTAGTTATGCCTGCTAACTGTGCGGATAAGCGCATTGAGTCCGCATAGTCAGCCCAATCCATTACTGATGATTTAATGAACTTGCCCGCTGCTCCGACTGCGGCAGTTAGTGAAACAAGTCCCGCGATCTGTTTGACAATGCTACCGCCAAAGCTCTCAAGTGAACCCTTAGCGTCACTCAGCCCTTTTTGCAGACCGCTTGTATCAGCGCCAATCGTGGCGAACAGCGTCGCAATGTTAATCCCGCCAGCCATTAGTTATTTCCTTTTCGATAGCGTTTTGTTCGCTTTACTCTTAGCATCGCGCACCTGTATCCATTCCGCAAAGTCCTGCACCGACAGCGCGTCTACAATCTCAAGCGTCCAACCGGTTTCCTTGACCATTTCCCAGCGCCAGTATTCCCAGGGGACGCCAGCGTTCCCGATTAGTCCGAGGTAGACGCGCCCGCCAAGTTTTTTGACGTGGTAGTGTCAATCGCTTCCTTGAAGGACTCGAACAAACCAGTCGCAATCCGCCGATAATCAACCGGTGAAAGATCAGTCAATTCATCGGCGGTCATGCCGACTATCTTGGCAACGATCAGGTCGTTGGTGTCCTCGTCGGTTGACTTATCGAGCAGGAGTCGCCATTCCTTTTGAGAAATGGCGCTCCAGTCGTATTTGATAATCGCTCCATTGGTTAGTTCCACGTTAGCTCCAAGCGCCGTTGCTTACGAACGTGCAGCTAATTGCGATCACGTCTGAGTAAGGCGTGTCAAGGCTCGGACCCGTCACGATTGCAGGATAGGTGCGCAACAGGTTGCCAGTCGCAGTACCTTCAGGATAGACAAGCAGCGTGCCTTCATTGCCAGCCGCAAGTGCGCCCATGATTGCTGTGCCAGCCGTGCCTTTAGGGTACAAGCCGGAATAGCTGATCGAAGCGCTTTTGATGGTCGGAATAGACGTGGTGTGCGTGTCATTCCCTGCGGTAGTGTCGGCAAGGTTGACCGATTCCGAGATGCTAATTGAGCGATAATCGCCGTTCAGTGCGACCGTTCCTCCGGTCCAAACCCAGCTAATAATCGCTGCTTTTCCAGTAATATTGTTTTCAGCCATTTGTAAAGTCCTCCAATTTGATTAGTTGATTGTTTAATCTAAGCGAACGCGATAATATGCGCCGCAAGTCCACGTTGTTTTGCCTGCTTCGTCTAATTCAGGCATGAATATCTCTTCCTCACGCGCCAGCCAATAATTGCTCCAGCCCGTTACGGTCAAGTTTGTTTGCATGAGTGACGCGACCAGCCCGTCAATTGTTGCCGCCTGCTTTGCGGTCGCCGCATAACTGCGGACATATACCACCTCATTCACGCTCGTGTTCGGTGTCATGTTCTCAGCCCCGCCGCCTGAATACGACCAGATCACGAACGGCAATGCTTTGTCTTCAGGCGCGTAACCGTGATAAATAGCCGTGCCGCCTAATGCCGAAACAAGCGCCGTGCCACCGGTCAGCCTGGTGTTGATAGCCGAGTTCAATGCGTTAAAAGGTGAGAGCGTCATCGCCAGGGCGTCCTTTTAGATGGCGTTCCTCGCCGGTCTGAGCGCGGGTAAAATGTGGGGGTTGTTCTCGCTGGCGCAGGTCTCGCTGGCGCGGGTCTCGTTATTGCAGGTCTGCTTGCCGGCGGTCTCGTAGGTCCAGCAATTAGCCTTCGAGCTGGAACAGATCTTCGCGCTGGTGTTGCCGCGCGGGTTATTGGCGCGCGCCTTGTAAAAGTCGATGTAATCCTTCGCAAGGTTGGCGAGTAACTATGGGTCGTGATTGTTGCCCTATTTGACGGTCTGCGCCTTGTTACATTGATTGTCGGATATGGCATTAATCCTCACTTTCTGTCATTTCACAACGCCCTTTTTCAAGCGTTCGATGAATAGTTGTTGCTCCGCTTCTACCGCCGGCTTCAGGTAAGGTTGAGCCGCCATGCGTGACGTGCCAAGCTCCACGTAAGCCGCATATTCGGCGGTAAATTCCACGTTCACAAAGCCGGACGAAGCGTACTCTGCATTGACATTGCCAGTGCTTTTCAGGAAGCCAGTTCTACGAGGTGCTTTTTCTACCGCAATACCCAACACGTGGAACGCCGTTGCTCTGACAACCTGATCCCGATTACCAGGCACTTGCGCAATCAGCTCATTCAGCTTGGTCGTGTCAATGCTGACGCTCATGCTCACGAAACACGCTCCAATTCCGCCCGCACGACTGCCTTCCACGACTGCCCATCATTGACGCTCAATACCGCGTAAGTGCGCCCATCCGCCGAAATGCGGTTGGTCGTGTCAAGCTCCGTATCATAAGGCAGACTCAATACCGCTTTCGAATAAGGCTGCACCACGCCGCCAGCCATTGTTTCTGTTCCAGAACGATAGTCAATCCGGCAAGCCACCGATGCGGTTGCCGTGCCCCACGCTTCGGTCAATCCGCCTTCACCATCGCCGGTATACGTCACCGCCAGAATAGAGCAAGTGTCAGGCAGCAGGTTGCCAATGTCGGACCGCATTTGTGCCAGTTCAGCATCGGTTAGCCAACTCATATATCGTCCCTCACAATCTTGACCGTCTGTATGCTTTCGCTTGAGCTGCGTGCCTGGTAGAACGCGGCCATGTCAAGGAACGCCTTCGCTTGATGTGAACGCTTGACGTTGTGCCCGTCGGTTGACCAGTCGACCTTCTCAGCCGCGTGTGACGCCTTGACGCGCCAGATATCAGCCGCCGCCGCGTTCAGGTCGTAAGCGAAACCGCTCCACCACAACGACTTACCCGCCTGATCGGTCGCGAACGTTGCAATGCCCCGCGCGTAATCCATCGAAGTTGGCGTGACTGTGCCACTTACGTCCTCAACTTTGAATACCGCCGTGCCACCTTCAATGTTAGGAACGTCGGTTCTGTATTGCGTGTAAACCGGCGAACCGCCTGAGTACGAAACTACCGGCGTCATGTCAGCGTGGATATATTCAACCTTATGGCGGTCAAGCACATTCTGGATTTGAATGTCATCCCAATAGTTTGTAATACTGGAATCGGTCGTAACCGTCCACTCAGTCGCGCCGGCGTTGGCATAGCCGCGTACCGTGTCAATTAATGTCTGCATCCCTGTTCGTGCCATTTCACCTCATGCTTTCAGCGAGCCACTTGTCGCGGTTACGCTCTTCCCGCCAGCCGATATGGTATCCACTATGTCCTGCGCAGCGGTAGCAGGATGCCGGTGTATCGGGTTGATTCAAATAATTCGATAATGCCTGTTCCGTTAGCCCTTTCACTTTGATGCCGTCCGCTTCTTTTGCCAGTCCTAAGATCAACTCAGGGATGAACGGGCTTGTGCAGCACCTGTAGAAGTAACCGTTATCCAGCACCCGGCAATAAGTGCGATACCAGCAGCCTTTATATATTCCAGCCGCCTCTGCATCGCTTGCCGTGCGTTTGTACAGCAGGGTCGTAAAGTCATCCCGCCCGTTCTTGACGCGCAAAACCTTTCCATGTTCGGCGCATTTAGCCTGCACAAAATCCAAATCCACCGGCTTGCCAGGGTACAGCGTCAAGTCAATCTCATCCGCAAGTTGCCAGAACGTTTCAGTCATTGCCCTCAAGCGCGCGCCGTTCGTCCAAACTTCGATAATGTCAACCGTGCCGCTTTCGCGTACAGCCTTCAGCACCGCGTCAATGTCAGGGTGCAGGGTGGGTTCGCCGCCGATTGCCGCCCAACGGCTGATATGCGCCACCCTTCCAAAGTCGCGCAGGTCGCGCCCGACTTGCTCCGCGCTCAAGCGTTCGCCCTTTTGCATCGGGATAAAGTGATTGCACCCGATACAGGCGTTCTGGCAAGCCAGCGTGATATTCGTTTCAACGTGTTCTATCAGCATGAGTAGTCCATGACCTCAAGCGTCTCAAAGTACATTTCCGGCAAGTTGTACATGCCAAAGTGCGGCAAGGTTCCAGCGCCGGGCCTGATACTTTCGTACCGCGCGGCAATGGCTTCCCGCTCCGCGCGCGACTTGACAAGGAACTTGTGATGCTCAATGGGGAACGGTACTAATTGCCCCGTTCCGTACGGGCTGCCAACGTGGATCTCATTGCGCCCGCCCGACTTCGCACGCGTGCTCAAGCGCGTCTGATAATCAGGCAGCAGCGCGGGTAGGAAATGCCGCTCGTCACCCCAAAGGTAAGGGCGCACGAAGGCGAACACTTCGCCAGCCTCGTACCATTCAGCCGCCAGCCAGTCAAGTAGGGCGATGCTGATTGTTTCATCATCATCGAGCCGCAGGATGTAATCACCCGTGCAATGTTTCAGCACCTCATCCAGAACACTCTCGATGTAGCCCTTGCTTTTCACCCTCACAACCACGTCTGCCAGCGCCTCAATGGCTTTAGGCGCGCTTTCGCGGTCAATGCCGATAACCAGTTCAGCACCCAGCGCGTCCGCGTCTTTGCGCATACGGGCAATAAACCTTTCGGCGTGTGCCTCGCAATTAGTGACGGTGACAATGGATAGACTCATGCTTGTTTCCTTAGCACGTAGCCGATGTTCGACCTGTTATCGCGCCGTTCGACTGATTCAACCGTCCACCATTTGTTTTGTGGGAAGTAGAATTTGCCATAATTAGCGTGATAATCCGTGCGGCTATCCCAGTAATCAAAGGTGTGTTCGTGGAACAGTTTGCGGTGGGTCGGGTCAATGTGCGAGTTTTCGTGATCCCATGCTGGCAAGCGCAAAACCAGCGTTCCATCCGGTACGAGTATGCGCCAACACTCAACCAGCCACTCGCTAATATCGACCTTCAAGTGCTCCATAACGTCAAGCGCGATGATTTTGTCAAACTCTTCATCGCCCCAAATCCAGGGCATTACTTCCAAATCCCATACGATGTCTACAAAGTCAGAGTGCTTTTCCTTGTCGTGGTTGACCGCACCTTCTATCGGTCTGATTCCGCAGCCTAATTGAAGTGTGCTCATGCTTTCACCGCCTGCTCGAAACTGGTAGCCGACTTGTCCTTGATAATCTGCTCCATCTCTTTCAGTACCGGCTTCCAGTATTGGCGTGTCACATCATCGGCATCGTAAGGCAACGCGCCCCGTCTTGCCTGATTGCGCAACTCGTAATCACCTTTCGCTGCGTAAGCCTGCTCCATTCGGTCATAGATCGCCGCTGTGGTCGCCTGCCATTGGAACGCGTCAAAGTAATCGTGATAAACCGGCAGCGCCTCTGCTTTGTCAATCTTCCAGCCTGCAAAACATAACTCGCTCATCGAAGTCCAGTCGCCAACAATCACCGGTGTTCCGCAAGCCTGCGCTTCGAGAATCGGAATACCAAACCCTTCGCCCAATGCCACGTTAGTCAACACGTCCATTCCGTTGTAAGCATCAACCATGTACTCATCAGGAAATCCGAGCCCGTAATGGTACGGATCGCAAAACACAACGTCCTCGCCAAGTTTCAGCCCCATCCGTTTGATGAATTTCGGCAGGTTCACAACCTCCCCGCCGTTCAAACCTGCGTCTGTATGCAGATACATCATCGTGTCGGGGTGTTCGTGATGCAAAGCGGCAAATGCGGCAATTTGCTCATAGAACGCCTTGCGAGAAGGATTGCCCTTGTTCGCTGCGACCATTCCAACAATGAACTTATCCTGTGGCCATTCCAGGTGTTCGCGTGCCTCTTGTCTGTCTAACGGCTTGAATATCTTCGTGTCAACCGCGTGCGGAATGTACCAAGCGTCCAGACCTGCCATTTCGCACATCCGCTTGCCAAACTTGCTCATTGCGATTACTTTGGTTGCCTTCCTTGCCGATGCCAGCACGTTTTCCGGCATTGGCTCGTGGTCTATCGGAAACCAGGGAAACCAGGGCATCGGTATGTTTTCAGACTGAACGACCCAAATATCGAGCAGAGTAATGACCGCGTCTGCTTGATCCCAAACCGCGTGAGCACCGATAACATCTTGCCCGTATGGGTGTTTGAATGACGGATAGACCTTGATCCCGTTGACATTCAACACACCGCTTTGCACGCCAAAAAAGGCTGTGATAGAGATACCTCCGTCAAGCAGTTTCGCAAGACGAGGCACGAATGTTTTTGTTTGATTCCCATAGCCAGTACAAGCGGCTGGGCTGTTACTGAACCAGTTGATTCTCATATTGTTTTCAAGCCTCCAGCTTGCGCTCCGTTGGGGCAAGGAAGCGGTGGAGCGTGCCGTTTGTCGGGGTATACGCCCTATCCTTGCCCATCAAGTCAGTTGTTAGACAGACGTGCCCTTCAACTGCACGCCGTAGGTTGGTCGGTATACACCGTAGCCGTAGACCATCGAAGCGTTGAGTTCCCACGCGCCAACACCGGCGTATGAGGCATCCCATTGCGGGTTGATCGTGAATCCCTGACGAATGTCGAGGGCAAGTGCTTCCTTGCTGAACATTGCACCGATTGCGGCAGTACCGCTTGTGATGTTTGCGTCAACGAAGAAGTCCATATTGTCGAGAGAGGCTTGATAAAAGCCGCTCATAAAGCGATTCTTCAAGTCTTCGCTCTGCATGAGGGTCGGAACACCGGATGAAGCGGAAGTCAGGTAGTACCATTGCATCGGGTGGATCACGACCGAGTAACGACCGTAGATTTTGTTCCCGCGCATAACAGCCTGTGCGTTGAAGACGTTAGCCCAAGTCAAAGTGCCGCCTGCTGTTCCCACAGTGCCACCGGTCAAGCCAGCCAATGTACCGGCAAGGTTGGTATCAATGTGAGCAGCGGCGGTTTCGCCCAAGTAACGACCTGCGTCACGTTGTGCACCGGCAGGATCGCTCTTAATGCGGTTCATAGTCAATGAAATCTGCTGACCATAGGTTGACGGGGTGATTGTGCCCCCAGCGCTTGCGCTGAAGGTTGACGCGGTCATATCCACGGTGCCAGCGATGGCGCTAAAAGTACCGCCGCTGTACTCTCCGTAGACGCGGGGTGCAAGACCCTGATAGTCGCCGAAAGTTGTTACCAGTGGCGCAATTACGTTACCTTCCTGCGCGGTAAACAGCGCAAGTTCGTAAACGTTTGCGACCAAAGTTTTGATGTCATCATAAGTTGATGCAGCCATAATGTATTACTCCTTACAAGGGGTTGTCTGGACCCCAGTTGATTCCGCCGCCCTTCCAGATGTCAACTTCACCACCGGTGAGCCGCGTTAGCTTTTGTGCACGCGTTTCCTCTTTCGAGGCTTGCTCACCTGGATTCGTAGCGCCCGTGTTCGGTGCGGCTTTTTGTTTGGGCATCACCTCTAAGATCGCCTTAGCGTCCTCTTCCATTTCTTCCAGCGTCTCGCCTTTCAGTCTGTCAGATAACGCGGCAGGCAAGCCTAACTTTGCTGCCACCTCGATTTGCATTGTGCGTACGGTCTTTGCTGTTAGTTCACTCTGCAACTTGCCAAGTTCTGCTTTCAAGCGATCTGTCTCTGACATTTCTGCTTGCTTGCGTTCCTCTTCCAATTTCTTGTAGTGTTCTAATTCAGCTGCCGCTTTCTTTGCCTGTTTCAATTCGTCTCGCTGCTTGCGAATGAGTTCCATTGCACGCGTCTTGTCAAAT